TTCATCATATAAATTTGATGTTCCACCTGTACCACCAGTTACATTTTCATATTCTCTAATTGAATTTGATTTTGCGTGTTTACAAGCATATGCCAATGTTTTATAAGGCAATGCTTCTGTTCCTGGTCCACCGTCTGTTCCTGAAGGAGAAACCCATAAAACGTTTTTACCTGAAGAACCACTCCATAAAATATCATCTCCATCATTAGTTAATACTCCACCTGGAAGACCTAATGGTAATCTTGCAACACCACCACCATCTTGAACAATCATATCTCCGATTGATGTCATTACAGCAGCAGTATCTCCTTGAGCAATTGCTTGCCAAGTAGTTGCGTCTGAACCTGGTTCTATATTTAGAACTTGGTCTTTTAAATTAACATATGAGTTTGAAGCAAATCTTACTGTATCGCCAATAGTGTATGTTGTAACAGCACTATAGTTACCTTGCCATTTAAATCCTTCTACAACACCTTTCCAATAAGTTGAATTAACAGCACCACTTGCTTGTGATGGTCTTTGATTTTGTGCGTCTAATATACAGACATAAGAATTACCACCATACTGAACTGTATCACCAGTTTTGTATAATGTTCCGTGGACATAAAGTCCAGTTGCATTGAAACCTGTTGTTATTACATCCCAATAAGAATTGTCGGCAGGAGTTTGTCCTGTAGATTCTTGAGCATTAATATATGCATAAGAATAACCACCATAAGTTACTACATCTCCTTTTGAATAAAGAGTTGTAGCATTATAGGAATCTTCAAATTGTAAACCTTCTGAATAAACTACGAAATTTGCTTGAGCAAAATCTGATAAATTAGCACCTGAAGTATGAGCAGTTGTACATCTATATTGGTATGAACCAAATTTTACAACGTCATCTAATTTGTAAAATGTTGAAACTGTGAAGTCGCCTTTAAATGCTAAACCTTCACTAAATAAAGTAAATTTTGTTAAGTCTATATTTGGATCACCACCAGCTGCTGATGTGTATTCAGTTGTACATCTATATTGTCTTCCACCGTATTTAACTATATCATTTAATTTGTATTGAGTTGAAGAAGCGTAATCACCTGTAAAGTTAATACTATCTACAAACTGTTCAAATTTTGAAGAGTCTAAAACTAGACTTGCTGATGTGTGAGCTGTTGTACAACGGTATTGTTTACCACCATAACTAACTAGGTCGTTTAATTTGTACCAAGTTGTATTGGCATAAGCACCTTTGAAATAAACTGATTCGCCGTGTACTTGCCAGTATTCTGTATATGTTCCAGGACTTGTATAAAATAAGTTTTCATTAGCTGGTGAAGTGTGATTTTTAATACACACATAAGTATTACCACCGTATTTTGCTATATCATCAATTAAGTAAGAAGAGCTTGATGTCCAATCACCTCTCCATTTAAATTTTATTCGTCCTAGTTTGAAATCTGCCATTTTCTCTCTTTTTTCCTAATATTTATACATTTTAAACAGCACTTTGGTATGTTGTTGTAGCTACACTTGCCGTTGTGCTTTCAAAAGTATCAAAGTCATCTGTTGCTTCTGCTGACCTTGTAACTCCCTTTTTACTTCTTTTAACTAAATCTCCACTAGTACTATTTATAAGAAAACTAGTTGTAGTATCGTCTGAATAATTAATTTGTTGAAACTTATCGCTATCATTATTTAAGTATCTTCTCTTAATTACCCCTACCACAATACTAGCACTAGCTTTAGGTATTAGTACGAAATTTATCTGATTACCACCTGTTAAATTCCAATCTGAATAAGGTACTTGCATAACACCATCTAAAAATAGTGCTAATCTTGTTTCATTTAAGACTGGATTTGAGATAGTAAATGCTTTAGTTGAAGCGTCACCTGTGAAATATTGAACATCATACATTTCTAATCTTTCTTCAACGTAATCTGTTTGGTCTCTTCCAACACTATCTGATTTTCCATCTTCAAAATATTTTGATACTTCAATTGATTCATTGCTTTGATTAGGATTTACAGAAGTTAGGTATAACATACCTTCTTTTGTACGTCTTAATGCGTTAAATTTCTTTAAATATTTTATTCCAGTTACGCCTGGTACTGTATATGACATTGATTTTCTCTATTTGTTATATTTATTTTTCTCATTTTTTCTATTCTGTCATTGCCAAAATACTTGCAAACGCTTCCACATCTACAGAACTTGAATCAGGAGAAGGTTCAGCAGTTACTCTCAATATATCATTGTTTTCTAAATTTATTGGTTTATCAATTGTCAATGTATTACCTACAGGTATTTCTAAATTTTTACATACAAATCTAAATGTAGTTGGATTAGTATTTGTATTTTTCGCACCATCAACGGTTACTTTTACATTAACTCTTGCTATACTGTACTCACTTCTATTTGAAATAAACAATGCGTGAATTACCGCTTTTTCAGTATTAGACGCTTGGTACATATCACCAGATGAATCATCTATTACTGGAACTGTTATTCCTGAATTCTTAAATATACTTGCCATAATTTATCCTACGAACCAAATACTACAGAATATGCTAATGCGTCATCTTGCGTACCAAGAGTACCTGAAGCGTTAGGTAATTTTAATTGATTGTCTGCTGTTGGTTCATCTATTGTTAAAGTAGTTTCAAAAGCGTCTTCTAAATTACCTTCAAAAATAAAATTTGCACCGTTCATAGTGATTGTTCTATCTGTAATTGAACCGTTAGCAGTTACGTCTTGCAAAGTAATTGATCCTGCACCACCTAATTCTTTAATTTGTCCTACACTTGTTTTTGTATAAAACTTACCGTCTTGGACGTTCATCGCCAACTCACCGACATCCATATTACTTGCTGATGGAATACGAGTTGCTACTTCCGAACGATATGGTTTAATTTTTGTTGCCATTATTTTCTTCTTAATCTAGCTCTAAATTTAATTTTGTTTATTAATTTTGATTTTGATAATCTTCTATCTAATTCAATTCCCATTTTTCTACCAATAGACTCTAATTGTTTTTTAGTTCTTTTTGATAATTCTTTTAATGCTATAACTTCTTTTTTTGGTTTAATTGGGTCGTAAGAACTTACTGTTTTATTAATTAATTTTTTAAGCCATTTAAACATTAGAAAGTACCTCCATCAACTGTTGAAACTTCTACATCACCTGATGTAACTGTAAAATTGTCAGCAGAAAAAGAAGCAACTCCTATATTTAAATTACTTGCTAACTCACCAACAATCTCTAATTTATTTCCATTTGCAATAGTATTAATTCCCTCACCTGCCATAAATTCTAAAGTACCTTCTAAAGATACTTGACCTTGTGTTGAAGTTTCATCTTTAAAATATATTACTGGATTATTTAATTTGTCAGTTGTAATTGAACCACCTAACATAGAATTTGTAACACCACTTGCTTTAACTCTTAATTGGTCGCCACTAACTTCAAGTGAACTATCATCAGGATTTGTATCAATTGTATTACCATCTTTAACTAATCCTGCACCTGCAGTAATTTGACCTGCACCAGAAAATTGTGCTACATCTAAATCAGTTGTTCCAAATGTTGGAGCACCTGTGTGTGTAAATACATAACCGTTATTCGCATTTAAAGTTCCTTCTTCAACGAATACGAAAGCACCACCACTTAATTCAGATGGTTGGTCTTCTGGAGTTGCTCTTGTTAATACAAAAGCAGTTGATCCATTACCAACAGTTGTAACTACGTAAATACCGTTTTCTGAAGCGTCTGTTTGATTTTTAACTAAAATTCTATCATTAGCACTTGCTGTTGATCCATCAAGTGATAATGCACCGTTAGAACTTGCTGTTAATGTTGCACCAACACCAGCAGTTCCGTTTGAATAAGTTGCTGATAAATTAGCAGTTGTACCTAATTTACAAGAAGGTTTAGTATCTAAACCTTGAGCAACTTGGTCAACGTATGCTTTGTTTGCAACTGATTGGTCTTGGAATCCACTTCTATCTTCATAGCCACTAGGTAAAATAACTGTACCAGTTCCGTGAGGTGTTAAATGAATATCTTTATTACTTGCTGTTGTTGAAACTGATTGACCATTAATTGTAATGTCATCAATTACTATAGATGTTAATCCAGCTAAATCTGTTTCTGTTGCACCTAAAGTTAATGTAGATGATCCTAATGTTGTTGCTGGATTTGCTAAATTAGCATTTGTAATTCCAGCAGTACCAGATAAGTTAGCATTTGTTAATGCTGTTGCTTGAATTTCTACATTGTTATCAGTTACAACTGTATTCATTCCTGAACCACCTGCAAAAGTTAATGTTTCAGCAGTATTATAAGTATCTGTTCCTGTATCACCAGCTAAATCTATAAATTGATTAACTGTTGAGAAAGATAAATTTCCACCACCGTCAGTTTTCATAAACTGACCAGCAGAACCATCTCCGTCTGGTAATGTAAATGTTGTTGTTGTAGTTACGTTGTTAGGTGCTTTAAGACCTATAAATGATGAACCGTTATTTGTTCCTTCATTAAATTTTAATTCTCCACCTGCACTTGCATTATTACCTACAATTAATTCGTTGACTGCTTTATTTGAATCTACTAAAACAGCACCACTTGCTGTTAATGTACCAGCAACGTGGTCTAACATATCTGTAAAATACTGACCTCCAATTACTGAAATATTATTTGCGTCACCGTTACCGTCAACTCCGCCTTCCCCTATAAAGATTCTATCTCCTAGGTTTGCTTGAGAACCTGTTCCGTAAGTATAAGCTAATTCACCTAATTTTAATGTACTAGGTGCTGATGTTGCCGAACTTCGTTTTATCTGTATTACTGTTGCCATTTATTAGAAACTCCCACAATTAAATAATAGTGTACCTGTTGTGGTCACTATTTCTGTTCTAGTTACAAATTTGCCATCACTTGCTCTATATTGTATCATAGAACCATCATCTAAATTGGTAGTATCAACATCACCAAGAAGAGCTAATTTAAGGGCAGAATTTTGAAGTGCCTTACTAGACGGCAAGGTCACAGAAACTTTTTGTGGACCAGATTGAGTATTTACATTTATTTTTGCTGTAATGTCAGACATTCTCTCTCCCTTTTATCTTATATTTATAACAAAAAGTAGTTTGATTAAGTAGTAACTTGAGGTCTAACTGTAATTAATCCTTCAATAACCCGAGTTACAGCACCAACGCTTGATGTAATTTCAAGGTCATATACGTATCTCTCAGCATCCAAAGCAGATGTTTCTGTTGCTGTCAATGAAAGAGTAACTACACCACTAGCAGCGTCTGTTGCTACGGAAGTAGATAGATTGGATCTTGTTCTAGTGGAAGCATAACCCTTTGCCATTTTCGCCGCCGCTGTATAACCTGTTAGGTCAAACGGTTGTCCATTGGCATCCTTTACAGTTACGTCTGAACTAAAGGTTGTTCCTTGGTCTATGGTTAAGTTAGCTATTGCTGCCATTTATTTTTTCTCGGATTCTGGTACTTCTTTTTTAATCAATTTGACTATTTTTTCGTTATAATGCTTAGTTAAAACATCTATTTTTTCAATCTCAATCATATGTCTAGTCTTGCTTACTTGAATTTCTTGTCTTACTGCTATAGTATTTTGTAATTCAGGACTAAACTTTGCTTCATCATATTCTTTTCCGTCAATTGTTATCATACAATATCTCCATTTAATTTATTCATAATACTATTTATATAGGTTGTAACCAAGCAACATTGACAAAACCACTAAATAATGATATATTTAGAATATTAAATTAATTAAAGGATTGAATAAATTTATGAAAAAACTAATATTAACGGTGATGTTGTTATTATTGCCAATCTCAGCATTCGCTGGATCAACAACAACTATCGTAAATGCAGGATCAAATGATGGTGCATTTAGAACCGTACTAACAATGATTGGCGACAAAATAAATCACACTTTTGTACAAGCAAATAATCCAGTAATAGCCGAGAAACATTTTAACAAGAAAAATGTTCTTACTATGTGGAGTACAGAATGGCCAGGAGATGAAACATTACCAACAGTTGAAATAAACAAAGATACAATCGTTGCTGTTACAGCATACGAAACTATACTTTGTAGTAGAACTTACTCGTCTGTTAGTGAAATGTCTGGTCAAACAATTAAGATAGCAACGTGGGGTGATTCTCCAGTTGTTAAAAAGTTTCTTGATAACTATGGCACAGCAAATAATATAACTTTTGAAATTGTTCCATATGACGGTAGTGGTGCTACTACTAGAGGTTATCTAGGTAAAGACGCTGATACAATTTTTACAATTCAAACTAAACAAGATAAAGTAGAGGCAGATGGTAAATGTATTGCCTTTAGTGCTAATGGCGATTTAGACTTTGCGTTTGTTGATGTACTAGTATCAATCAATGCCACAAACGGCGCTCTTGAGGAGTATAGAAATATAGTAAAAGAATTATCAACAACAGAAGCGTGGTTATCACAAGTACCTACTACGTATGTTTTAAATAATGAAAATGCGGAATCTTTAGTTTATAAAGTTAACGCTGCTATTGAGTTGAATAAGTAATACAATCCTGCAATTGAGAATTAACGGTCTGATATGTTTTATACATATCGGATTCGTTAATACCTTCTATAACAAAAGCTTGACGAAATCCACCCATTACTATATGTTGATGTTCTGGAATTATCATTCCAGGTTTTAAATCCCAATTAGATTTTGAAAGATACTTAATATGTGAAATATCACTTACACTTTCTATCTTACCTGGTTTTAAAGTAGAAATTTTCCATAAGTACTGTTTTTTAATCCTAATAGGATTTTCTAATAATACATCACTAACAATTTTATGATTATGAATATCATCTAATATTTGTAATCCTTGACCTATTCTTGGATTAGCGTCTATCATTTTTAAATGATAATCCCATTTATAAAAATCAGGTCCTGAAAAAAACATATTTTTTATGTTTAATTTTTTAATCATAGTATTCATAAAATAAGAAGATTTGTCTTGTACATCTATAGGCACTTCACTAGTAGGAACACTCATCCATTCTATGGTTTTATATCGTTTAATTTTACCTTTACTCCAAAATAAACATTTTGTTCCATAATAATAAGGACCCCAAACTTCTGCTTCGTCAGGTAATTGTTCCTGCGCCATATATCTATTAAGTCTGTTATTAAACTTTTCATCTTTAAATCCTTTTTGATTATCAGTAAAAAAGGAACTATCGCCAATTGAAAGTAAAAAATCTTTTTTATTATTAAAGGATACATAATCAAACTTTCTTTGTTCTTTAGTACCAGAACCTATTATAGGTTTCATTATAAAAGGTCTATCTTTGAATATATCTAAATCTTCTGGTTTTGTAGGTATGACACTATCAGGTATAAACTCTTTAAGACCAATATCAATACAAAAATCATCCATCTTTTTCTTATCAGATAAAATATCAGCTGCTTCTATTGATATATTAGTTAAACCATACAGTTGTTCTAATTTAGCTTGTATTGGTAATAGACTTTCTGCAACTGTAAAAATTCTATCATAAGGTCCTTTAATTTTATCAAAATCTTCGGTAACTACATCTACTTTTTGATTAATGTTTCTCAATGCTCTTGAAAGACATTTCCATTTATTCTTACCTCTTTTATATCCTATTATTAAATTTTTCATCCGTATATTACCATAACTCTCATTAAGTTATCCCAAAACAAATCTGTTAAGAAAAATCCATATAGTATTGGAAAAGTATCTACTCTCTTTAAATAATAACCTATTATACTTAATACAACCAATGTTATTAATAACCACTCTCTTACTGGATATATGTAAATACTCATTAAAGAAATAAAAAGTAAAATAAAATAAGTAAATATATTTTTATGTTTCTTCAAATGATATGCTATCACACCTAACAAATTAAAACACTTCCAAGATAAGAATAAACATATTACTAATATGATTGGTATGTAATAGAATATATTAGTAAAAATAGATAGATTATCTACGTTAAAAACAAATCCTTGTGCTAGTATTAAATAATAAATTAATACTTCACTACCAACAATAGGTATACCAAGTACTATTAAAGGTATCAAAGAACTTAACGCACCACTATTGTTCGCTGATTCTGCTGCCGCTATTTTCTTTATATCTGTTTTAACTAAATTAGCACTTAAATAACTTCCTAAAATATTAGTTACTCCTGGAACAAGACCACACCAAAATCCAACAAAACTTCCTACACCTGTTGAAGGTAATGTACTTTTTGCTATACCAAATTTTCTAATTGGTTTTTGTTTAGATATCTTTAAATCTCTAAACTTTAATATTTCAGGTACAATATACAACCCTATCATTACAGCACTAAAAGGAATACCTAACGTTAGATAATCAATACCAAATGTTCCCCAAGTTTCATATGTCGTATTATCAAATCCTATCTTTGCTAATATACCACCAAATACAAATAGAAGTATAGTCTTCCATTTCTTTTGTTTTGATAATAGAGTTAATAATAAAACTGCTAAACAAACAATAGATAGTTGTATAGTACTATTATAAAATTGAAATATACTATAGATACTAGGTAGAAATATTAAAAATAAACCTATTGCAAATATTGAACCTAATGTACTTGAAATAGCGTTAGTACTTACAGCAAGATGTCCTTGTCCTTTTAAGAATAGTTTATGACCGTGTCTAGCAGTAGTAACTGCTGAAGCGTCACCTGGTATTCCATAAAGAATACTTGTAACTGAATTTGTATAATTCGTTGTAAGAAGAAGTGAAATATAAAATAGTAATATATTAAAAGGGTCTAAAAGAAATAGTAAAGGATAGATTGTCGCAACTGCTAAAAAAGGTCCTGCACCAGGTATAATTCCGAAGACAACACCTGTCAATATTCCAATCAAACACCATAACAAAGAAAGCATTATTTTACCCTGCCATAATCCAACATTGTTTGATATAATTCTTTATCAAATTTTAAGCACATTACTAATAAAATTATTCCATCTTTCATTGAAAAAACACTATGTCTTTTATTACCATTAAAATACCATAAAGAACCAGGATTACCTTTAATAATTTTATCATCATAAATCCATTTAAAATCATATTCATTGCACTTAACAAATCCAACAAATCTAACTTCATCATAACTATAATCTTCTTTATTAATATCAAAATGGTCTGGAAAGAAACTACCTCTATCCATTCTTAAAAAATGACAACGACCTAACCATTTTGCCCAAGGTTCTAAAATTTTTTGTAATGTAGGACATTGTTTCCAAACTTCTGTCGGAACAATTATATCGTGATTGTGTATTACTTGTCCTGTTTCTCTTTCATAATCTCCCAAACTTGTTAAATCAGGTATGCCGTGAAGACCACCATCAATACTAGTTACACTCAATCCCCAGCGATTATTAGGTTTATTTGGATTATATTTTTTCCAATCATTCTCAAATGGTTTTAATTCTTCTAATAGTTTAGAACTTTTAAAACCTGGAAACTCTATCCAATCGGACTGACTGTATAATCTTTGTAATGCTTTATCATCATCTATCATATTTTTAATTTGTTCTTCTATGTTTTGTAATATACTTTCTTAAATTCACTTCTGGTTTCCAACCTAAAGAATTTAAAAATGATACATCTGCTTTATTCAATATTCTTTCAGATTCATCTGCTAATCTTTCTTTAGTATCAATCTTAAAGTATTGTAGTATATCAGTTAGTTTATGTATTTCTCCAGCACCTATATCTATAACATCTCCAAATGGTATTACAGTTTCAGTTGAAGATATTAAAGTGTTTATCGCTGAACATAAATCATCTACGTGAATAAAATCTCTCCAATGGTTTGTATTAACATAGGGTACATCATTTCTTAATATTCTAGGTATCAACATAGTATCTCTAGCACCTGGTCCATAGACTGTAGTAAATCTCATACCAACAGATTTTTTTGGTGCAATTTGTTCCATAGAATACTTACTCATTGCATATGGATTTCTCCAGGGTTCATATGCTGTACTTGAACTTGCGTATAAAATTTTTGTATCTTTGAAATGGTCAAATACTCTTTGACTTGCGATAACGTTTTGTGTCCAATACTCGGTAGGTTTTTCTAAACTATCTCTTACACCAGCTATACCTGCTAAATGTATTACCCAATCAACATCATATTTTAAATCACAGGTTAATAAATCATTACCACTATTACGGTCTATTTCAATAATAGTATGATGTCTTACTTCTAAATATGCCTTTAGATTTTTTCCTATAAATCCATCAGAACCAGTTAATAATATTTTCATATTCCTATTACCATATATCTTTCATACTTATCCAATTTTAAAGTACCTCTATATAATATTTTTTCTAATTTTAAACTCTTCTCAAATTCTACTTCACTATTATGACAATTAATATGCTCTTCAATTGAAGAATAATTATTTGATTGTAATATAACTAACGACCCTTTTTTTCTTCTCTTTAAAAATTCATCTATTAAATGTTGACCAAGATGTTCGCAAGAAGTACATATAACTATATTAAATCTTTTAATATCATAATACTTTACATCTGCTTCTGTAAATGTAATATCTTTATAAAGTCTTTGCCCAATCTTTTTACACACCAGGTCTTTATCAAAGGAAACAATCTCTCCTTTAGTATATTCTTTTAGCTTATTTGCTAAATGTCCATACCATCCCGCTGCTATAACTACAGAAGGAGAATTAAAAAAGCTAAAGTATTTCGTTGACTTCTCTATAAGCCAATCTTTACTTTTCTCTTGATTTTCGTTTAGTGAATTTATAATAGACTTGACCAGCCTATCCGTGGTCACTCCATCAATCACTTTTAATATAGTATCCATAATCTTTAATAAATAGTCTAGTATTATTTATATGAGTATGAAAAGAGCAATTTACAGTATCTACATTGATGTGCCAGCGAAAGAGCATTATGGTAAATCAAAGCATAGAAACGACACGCCAGAAAGGGCAAAGATTACCGTTAATGCATTTAAAAAGCATTATAAAAGGTTAATTGAATCTAAACGCAATTATGCTAACACCATAGGTGCAACATTTGTTATGTTTGAAAATGATAAACGTTATCAAACCTTTGAAAAAAATCTACGTAAAGACTTTCCAGAATTAACAGGTTATGAAATTGTAAATTTTTACAAGATACATTTACTATATGAACTAGCAAAAAAATATGATGAAATCTTGTATTTAGATTTTGACGCTGTACCTGTGACCAAAGATTCCTTTTTTGATGTATGGGATATACAAAATCATATTGCTGTTTATAATAACAATACTATGATTAACAAAAAAATGGCACCTTTAGATGAAGTTAAATATGGTATTAGAAGTCCATCAGCAAAATATTATAATGCTCAAGCTATGCTTATTGATAAGGGACTTGATCCTAATAATGATGTTATCAATACTGGTATCATTGGCGCTTCAAAAGAACAAATACTTAAATTAGATTTTTTTGGTGATTTTAAAGATACAATAGATTTAATGACAAAATTAAGAAATTCTAAACCTGACTTGTATCCTCAAAATATTATTGATATGTTCCGATATGATAATGAAACTATCTTTTCATATAAAGTAAGAATGAATAAAATTGGTATTCAATGGTTAGATAGAAGATGGCATTATTTTTTTGATGAACAACACTTTATACCAAAAGAAACAAAAATAGTACATTGCGTCTGTAAAGACTTTAACGCTGTATGGAGATATGATGAAAAACATAATCTATAGTATTTACATAGAAAATACCGAACCTAATTTAAGTGAAAAACACCAATTCACTAAAACACAATTAGAAAAACACTATCAAAAATTAGTAGATGTTAAAAAAGAATACGCCAAGCATTGTAATGCTGAATATAGAATATATGGTAATGATACTTACTATCAAAAGTTTAAAAAGAAATTTGATGGATTTGAATTTGATATTATTAATTTATATAAAATATATCTATGGGAAGAATTAGGTAAAGAGTATGATAATGTTCTTTATTTAGATTTAGATGTAATACCTAATACAACTGAATCCTTTTTTGAAAAGTTTAATATGAATAAAATATGTGTTCACGCTCCTAATGCAACAATGGATATCTGGTCTCAAAAAGATAGAAAGAATTATAAAAAAGGTAAGGTAGACTTTGAAACAATAGTATCACATAAAGACAAATATGATATGTATGTCAAAGCAATATGCAAAAAAGCAATGTTGGCTATTGATAATAAATTTGATACTAATTATTATATTGCCAATACAGCAATATTAGGTGGCAATTCAAACGCAATAAAGAAATTAAGATATACAGAAAGATTAAATGAAATAATAGATGTATTAAGTAAAGCAAAAGAAGAAAAATTATTTGGTGAAGAAATATCTAAATTTTTCTTTGCAAATAATGAAATATTTGTACACTATCTATTAGATAAAGATAACATAGATTGGTATAATCTTCCTAAAGAATGGCATACCTATTTAATGAACAAAGATAAAATAACAAGTGATTTAAAATCTGCTAAAATGATACACTTAATCAATAAAAAATTTGAAGAATTATGGGAGATATTATAATGTGGAAATTTCCTATTGATTTAAAACTTGATATTACAACTAGATGTAATGCTGGATGTCCTCAATGTCATAGAACAAACTTAACTGGATTAAAAGCACACGAATGGTTACCAGATATTGTATGGTCTTTAGACCAATTTAAAAGAGCTTTTCCTGTACAAGTTGCTAAACACATTTATAATTATAATATTTGTGGTACGTGGGGAGACCCTTTAACAAATAATGACTTACTAGATATAGCAAGATATATTAGACAAGTAAATCCAGAAGCACATATTTCTATTAATACAAATGGTTCATTAAGAAATGAAGATTGGTGGTGGGAGTTTGGATCAATAGGAGGTAAAAACCTACACGTTGTTTTTGCTATTGAAGGCACCACACAAAAAATGCACGAAAGATATAGACAGTTTACTTTCTTGGATAAAATTTTAAAGAATATGGAGATGTTATCTAACACTCCAGCAAGAATACGAGTTGATACTTTAGTATGGAAACATAATGAAAATCATTTAGATGAAATTGAAAAATTAGTTATGGATCACGGAGCAACCAAACACAACAGAATTTTAACTGACCGTTGGGAAGGTCGTAATGAAATGACTTTTTTTACTGGAAAAGAAACTGCAACTTTAGGAAAAGCTGGTGTTGATTTTTCAAATGAAGAAGAGAACTATAATAAACGTGAAGCAGATTGTTTTACAGATGATGAAGGTAGAGAAAAAAAAGTTGGTAACTTTACTAAACAAACAACAAAATTAACAGTACTAGATAGTAAGATGGTTAAAAAAATAAGAAAAGAAAAAAAAGAAGTAATAGATATAACTTGCAAATGGTTAAAAGCAAATAAACTTGAAATTGAATCAAGTGGTCAAGTTTTACCTTGCTGTTATTTCTCTAATCCTTATTTTTTAGATGAACACAATCCTTCTAAAAAAAGTGATTTTATGAAACATCCAGTTATGAAAGAATATGAAAAATATAAAGAAGAACTTAATATTTTTACTTCTAGTTTACTAGATATAATAAATCATAAATGGTATACAGAAACATTACCTAATAGTTGGAATGATGTTAATGCTATATGGCAATGTCAAAGACATTGTGGAAAGTGTAAATGATATACGATTTCTCAAATAGAAAAATTAATATAGACTCTACACATAGATGTCCTTTAGAATGTCCTAAATGTCAAAGACAAGCAATAAGAAGAGCTGGACATCCAGTACCTGGACAAGATATGCCGTGGAATGATTTTATAAAAATTGCTAATTACTTTGAAAAGGGAATACTTTTTTGTGGTCAAATATCAGACCCTACTGCTAATCCTTTATTGATTGATATGTTAAGATATTGTTACGAAAAAAATATTCCAGTAACAGTTAATACAGCATCCACTCACAAATCTAGGGAATGGTATAAAGAGGCATTTGAAGCAGACCCTAAAGCAGTTTGGTTGTTTGGTATTGATGGTCTACCTAAAGATAGCCACAAATATAGAATTCATCAAGATGGTCCAAAATTATTTGAAATGGCAAAACTATGTGCTAAAAAATGTAAATCTTCCGTTTGGCAATATATTGTTTTCAGATATAATGAAAATGACATAGAAGAAGCAAGAGGTATGGCAAAGGCAAACAATATTGAATTTGATTTAGTTTTTTCAGGTCGTTGGACATACGGTGATGACAAATATAAACCTAGAAATCCAAATTACTATGTTGACAAGTTTAATGTAGATGTACGATTATTTAAAAATATAAAAAATTCAGTTTATAAAGATTGGAAAGTAGCATTGGATAAATTAGATGATGAAAGATTTTTTAAAAATACGCATAGTCCTAAAAAAACAATTTTATCAACTAGAAAGTTAAAATGAAAAAAGTTAATCCAAAATGCTTATCGTTTAAAGAACTTTCTTATACAGCAACTGGTTATATAATGCCTTGTTGTTGGGTAGATACTCCTATAGCCTTGATAGAACCTCAAATAGCACGATTAAGAAAAGAACATTTAAAACTTGAAAACAACGAAAAGATAGAAGATATTATTAATAGTAAAGATTGGAAAGAATTTTTTGAAGAATTAAAAACTGATCCAGCTCTACTTTGTCAAAAATTTTGTTCTGTTCCTTTACATCATAGTATTAATAGAGCAAGAGAAAACCCACACGACATATATTCATTAACAGAAGATAGAAAAACTAATATTAAAATATATTGTGTTTATTTTGAAGGAAAATATTCACCTGATTATGTTGAAAGACTTTATAATGGATTAAAAAAATATTGTTATTTACCATTTGAATTCATTTGCTATAGTGATAATCCAAATGTTAAAGCAGATAGAGTTATTCCTTTACCAAAAGATAGTAAAATAAAAAAACATTGGCACAAACTAACTTTCTTTAATCCAGAATTTGATAATCAAAAACTTGGAGATGAAATTATTATTATGGATATTGACCAAGTTATTGTAAATAATATAGATGATTTAATAGGTTGGCCTGTAACTAATAATGAATTAGTATCTTATGATAAATGGTGGGGATTACCAAAACCAAAAGTCCAAGGAGGATTCTTTAAATTTAAATCTGGACAATGTAAAGTTATATGGGATACTTATATAAAAGATCCAGAAAAATGGCAATTACATTATTATAATACAGGACAAGTACATTACAAATATTTTGGTGAACAAAATTTTGTTGAAGATATAGCAACCAAAAATGATATAATAATATCTTTAGTTAAAGGTAAATGGATTGGTAAATATACTTTAGATAAAGAACAAAATTTAGAAAACAATGTAGAGTATTGTAAACGGTTTGATGAGGATTATATGATATTAGATAAACCACATCCTAATCTAAAAATTATACACTTTGCTGGACCCGAAACAGATATACACAATTGCAAAGCAGATTGGATTAAATCTTATTGGAATCTTCCCAAAGTTGAATAAAAATTTTAAGTGCTTCTAAAGGAGATTTTGCTTTTCTAATAGCAGTTTTCTTACTACTATCTTTACAATTCTTTACTATATCTTGTTCAAACAAATATATTTTAAAATTAAATAAACGGTCTATATGTTCTTTCTTATTACTTAAAAGAAATTCCATCATCAATTCAATAAATTTAGGATTAACCTCTTCTATTATATGTTTAATAAGACCTTCTTTTTGTGCTATCCTTTTAACTTGATTAACAAAAACTTTTCTTTCTTCTTGTTTTTTAGTATAAGTATTTTCGTGAAGTTGGTCTAAAGAACAAAACTTTAATAATTCTTGACAATTTGGATCATTAACATCATATTCAAGTATATGTGGATTGACTGCTGTTCCGTCATCACTTTTTAATAATATTTCAATATTTTTTCTTTCATTATCTATAAAATGTGCTGTTATAAAATTATCAATTGTTATCATATTTTTATATAATTTAATTCATCCTCTACAACTCCTAATGAAGAAGCTAAAGTTGTTACCTCCGTTAAATAATTATTAAAGGCATTTTCATCTACAAAAACTATAGTCCTTGTAACTGATTTACCACCTGCGTCTAATACTGTATTAGTACTTTCAACTTTACCAGTCGCTACACTAGTTTTATCCATATCATTTGTTTTAGGATGGTCATTCCAAAAATCTTTTTTATCTGTATATACTTTTTCTGTATATAGTTTTGAAGTGATTTTATATTTTGCTGTATAAGACATATTATTTACGATTTATATATTTTCAAATACCAAGTATTTGATGTTGTAGGTGTACCAGTTGGAAACTCTTGCGCTCTATAATCATCTCCATCAACTTGGTATGTTTTATAATCTCCTGTAC